TTCTCTATAAAGAGAATATGTACCAGCGATCTCTTTAAATTCTGCGCGAAGAGTATCCTGGAGTTCATTATAACTGAACTTCTTATCTCCATAACTATAAGCAACAGGAGCAGAAGAATCAGCCTTAGCTACTGTTTTAGCTAAAGTAAGCATTTCAGCAAATTGTAATGCCATAATTATCTTTTCCTCCTATTCTTAGTGTACTCTCTGGATCTTAAGTCCAGGCTGTCCATCAGGCATTGTATAAACCTTAACAACTACCCAAATCATTCCATCAGTTGCTGTATTATCCTTCTCAAGAACAAGTGTCTTAGAAGTTGCATTCTTAACAGGTTTAAGTTTGTCACCAACTGCATATTCAAGTCCTGTGTCAACCTTAACCATGTTTGTTGTATAAATATCGCCAATATTTGTCTTAAATAAACGAGGTGCGATACCATCCATTCTATAAGGATATTCTACATGTCCTGTAGTATTAGCTGCACTAGGTGGTTTAGTTGTAGAAGGAACTACTCCTACAGTTAAAGCATCCTTACCATATCTTTCTGTTGCAAGATCTGTAGTAACATAATTATCACCAATTCTAATCATTGCAAAATCCTTATAAGATGTTCTCCAGAAAGGCTCATAAAGTTTAATTTCATTAAATACTAACATAGGTTCAGCCACACCTGTTGAATCATCAGCTGTTACCTTACCAGATTGGTAATCATAAAACATAAATTCACCATTCTGAAGGACTTTAACATCTGCATCAAGAGGAAGACTTGCATAAATCTGTCCTGTCTTTTGAGCAGAAAGCTGATTAGGTTCTACCTGACCATAACCATTTCTTGTAAAATCAGCCATTTATATTTCCTCCTTAATTATTACGGTTTTTTTGATCTTCTACTGCTTTTAACCATGCGGGAAGTGATTCATCCTCAACACTATTAATGTTAAACATTAAAGAAGGTTTCTGTTCCGCATCAGAATTATTGTTTTCAAAATTAACTTTCTTTCTTACACAAATAACAGAAAGTTTTGCTTCAATATCCTCTAAAGAATATTTAGACTTATTATCAATAACATCCTTCTTATCTTCATCAGAAAGCATATAAAACTTACTAATAAGAGCATCTTTTTCTTTATCTTCTACTTCATTTTTAAATTTAAGTAAAAGTGCATTTTGCTGCTCTAAAGAAGAATATTTTTCACTGAGTTCATTATATTTTTGTTCGAGAATAGAATATTTATCTTCACCTTCATCTAATTCATTCTTAGTAGGCTTTTTCTTATCTTCATCCTTTTCATCATCATCATCAGGATTATCGCCTTGTTTATTGTTTTCTTCATTATCTTTTGAAGGCTCTTCATCCTCATTTTTCTTGAACTCTTCTACATTATTTTGATTTTCAGTGTTTATCTGTTGTTCATTTGTGCCCTGTTCTGATGAAAAATTTTCTTGAACGACAGGTTCTATTACATTTTCTGTAGAAACAACATTTTCTGCACTTTCAATCGATGTGTCCAAAGTTGCCATTGAATTTCCTCCTTGTTCTTTTAATGAAAAAGTAAATTCTTTTAATTCTTTCATCATGTTAAATAAAGTTTTTGTAAAATCACTTTCTTTCAATGAAAAACTAGAACTTACTTCCGGAGCGGTTACTGAAGAACCCTCAAAGCAAGGCTCAACATCTTCTCCTAAAATACACAACTTAGAAAATATCGCGTCATTTATTATAAAAAATTCAATACCACGATTATTATCTGTTGACCAATGTCCCTTAAGAGTTTTATCATCAAGTTCCATTGAATGTGGACGACCTTCATTAATAACAGTTTTAGCTTCTTCATATTGCTCAGTCCAAAGATAACCTTCACACATTAAATATTCTCTTAAAACTTTATTATTAAATTCATCTGTATCTTCAAATTCTTGGAACCAAACTCTTGTATCAGTTGGTACAAAACCATATGGTTTTGTTAAGCATTTAAATTTAATACCTTCACCATCAATAATCACTTGATCTCCATGGTCACCAAAATCTTCTTTATTCTCACTATAATAACCAACAATAGGAGTACCTGGAAGTGTTTGTGCCATTTCTGCAGCTACTTCCTTGGTTATATAGCTTCGATTACGATTTTCTCCAACATATAAAACTTTTATTTCACATTTTGAAATAAGAGGGTTTATAGAAGTTATATTAATAAATTCTGGAGACTTAATCGTTGCTACGCTAATTCCACTCATCTAATTCCTCCTAACTCATTGCTTCTCTATTACGGAGAGTCTTTTCAGATTTTTGATCATCTGCTAATTCCTTGCGGCCAGCACCTTCTTTAGAATCATTTAAATTAGTACTATTCCCCTGTCCGCTTTTTACTCTATTAAGAATATCTGCATTCATTGTTGAACTCATTAGAGGTGGAATAAATACATTAACCAAATCTAAAATATCATTTTCAAAATATGCATTAGCTAAAATACTACTTTGACTCTGTCCCAAAGCAATTTGAGGTAAAAATTTAGAATAACCTAATTGAGTCTGTTCTTTATATAATTTAGCTAATTCTTTATAATTATAAATTGTTGTAGTTAATAATTGAACTTTATATTCAACTTTTTTCTTATTAGTATTTAAAGGCTCTAATAATTCATTTAAAAACTCTTCAAACTGAAGTAACATATTATACATTGTTGCTTCATCATTTAAAATAGATTTCTCTAATGCAATATTTCCATCTGTATTAAATTGCATTTGAGAAACACCTGCTTCATTAAATAATTGTCTTTCTACTCTAGCTAAATCATCAGATTGAGTTTCAGCTTTAGATGCATCCATATCTTCTACTTCTACATCTGCAAAAGTAGTTAATACATCAACTCCAATAGCACGACTTAACATCTGTACAGCATTATTATGAAGTTGCTGTGCTTCATCTACATCAAAAATTAATTCACCATTTTTATCTAATGGCATTTTTTGAACTACAATTTTTAATAATCTTTGTAAAGTCTTTTTTCTATCTAAAGCTTGTGCTTCATCTAAATCAATAATTAAAGGAATAACAGAAATAAAAGCAGGATATTCTTCTCCATTTGCAGTAAATCTTACTGTATTGTCAACATCTAGTAAATACCAACCGCCAGTATCTCCAATAAATTCTGGTGGTAGTTTACCTTTTTTATATAATATATATCCTTTTTTAAATTCTTCGGGAAACATTTTTAATATTTTCATTCTTTGTGATGTATCCCTAAAGTATTCATCAAAGTATTTCATATTAAATTCAACTACAGGTTTTTTACCTTTTGAAAATCTGCTTCTACAATAATTAACGGGTAATTGCTGAAGAACAATACCATCTGAAGTTTTTACTTTATATCCATAATAAGCTCCGCATTTTAATATTTCTAAAGCAATTTCTCCTAGCTCTTTTTTTACATTAAAATTATCTAATGTATTTAAACTTTTTGAAAATCCAGTTAATAATTTTTCTTTTTTAATATTTTCATCATTTACATATGGAGTTACAAACCAATCATATCTATACATAAAAGCCATGTATCTAAGAATACGACTATAAATACCACTTATTCTATAAAAGAAAAGACTGATTTCTCTCATTTCTTTTAAATCATAAGTATTAATAGCTCTTAATACATTACATTTATCCGATAATTTAGGATTAGTTTTTCTTAAATCTCCTAAATGAAAAATTGCATCTTCTAAAGTTTTTGCTCCTAACTTAATATTATTATAATTAAGCGGGGAATGATATCCTGTAGTTTGATCAGTATAGGCATCTGGATGTCCTGCAATTATATTGAAGCCTTTTGAATGTATTTCATCAATTCTGTTGCGCAATGAGATACCTCCTATCATTCTTCTAATAAATATTATAACAAAAAATTAGTAAAAAGTCAAATTTTACTAATTTAAAGTTATAATATCTTAATTTTAATATCCCGCTGCCCGCATTAAATAATCATAATCTAATAGACCTTCATCCCAATAAGGAATAGTTACTAAATTATAACCATGGGTAGCGCAATAATTTCTTTTTTGGGTATCATTGTATTTTTGACGATATAGACCTTTAGCTCCGCCAAATTTAGATTTAGCTTCATAATGTTGGATGCCTTGATATTCAATCAAAAAATCTATATCTCCATTATCATCAAAAACAGCAAAATCAAATCTTAAAGGTCTACCTGAAGAAGATACTAAATCAGGAAAAATATATTCTTCTTGATAAGGAAGTCCCGCAACATCAAGAATATCGCATATTTTTATTTCACCTCTACTTGATTTCATTTTATAATACTCCTTTACTAAATATAATTTAAAATAAACATTAATTATTTATCTTCTCTTGTCCAAAAATTTTTAAGAGAAAAACATCATATCTGCAATGCTATGTTTTTTTCTTTTCCTTCTTTTTTCTTCATCTTTTTTAATATAATATAATCCATAAACAAAAGCAGAAAATTTATCTTTTTTGATACTCCTATTACTTTGTTTAAGAATAATATTAACACCTTCATTCTCTTCAACTAAATTAAGCATTTGGTCTTTTAAAATAGAAGTAAGAACAAAAGGCTGTAAATATTCATTTCTTTTATCAGAACTCATATTTTGTCCTACTTTTGTTTGCATTAATTTTGACTTTGCGGCAGCTTCATCTATAAGGAATTTTACCTTTCCGCTAGCCATTTGTGTTTGAGCGTAAGAATAAGCTTCTGTATTAATTGGTGCATTAGCTTTAATTAAATACATTGCATCTTCTTCTACTCCAGGTCCTTTTATTTTTTTATACAATTCATTAGTATCTTCGGCGGTGCCTCCTTCAACACCGAAAGGAGGTAAATCCTCTCCTGTCTCTGGATCTACTTGCGATTTAGTCATAAAATCAATAAGACCAATTCCTAATCCATTTGCATCAATAGAAATTATTCTTGCTTTATATTTATAATATAATTTTTTTAAATTAATTGCTTGAGCTTCAAAATCTTCTGCTTCATATGTATAAATATTAACTAAAGTCTTTAAATCCGCACCTTGTGGTTGCGGAGTAGACTTAAATACACAAACTTCAGTTGTACATCCAATACGACCAACATCCACTCCAAGTATATAATAAGCTGTTTTTGATGACCTTCCACTGTATTCATATTCTGGCTGATTAAGAACTCTATGTTTATCAAATTTTTCTGCTGAATAAAAAGCATTTTCTACATCGCCAGACCAGATACTCCTATATTCACGATCAAATGATTCATCATTATAAGTACCTTGTAATTTAAGTTGGTCGACAAAATCTTCATCTAAAAGACCTTCTTTTACCGGAGTCTCATAAGTTCCTCCCATAATCATAGCTTGATCTGGCTCAATAATACTTTGAATTAATAACTCCACAAGCTTGTCATACATTTTTTTGGACTATTTCTTAATCTAAATATTTTCAAAAATATTTAAATTCCATGCGCTTCGGAATAAGGAATTTCACCTTAAACCTACTCTACTCACTTCCATTATAAAAATAATGTGTTTTCGATAGTCTCTGAACCTTCCGCTTAAGCGGCTTGGCACAGCGTTACGCATCTCAGCGCTTTCACTGTTAGCAACTTTACAGTCACACCCTCATTTTGAGGTTCACATGGTTTTAGTTCGCCTATGACTTTATTTGGTCCAGCGAACGAATTTTTCCAGCCCGCAGTTGTTATATATACTTGGCTCTTATTAACAACTTCTTCATTATGTCTTGTACCATCTGGTAAAAGTCTATTAACATTAGTAGTAGGGATAATAACTTCATTAAGGATATCGCCATCAATAAGAACACACTCTTCCATTAGTCCACCTGTTCTACGTTGACCTCTGGAACTCTGTCTTGCCGCCAAAATGTCAATTGAAGAGCCATTTTTAAATACATATTTTACATCATCTTTTGATTTTTTAGATACACCTCTATCCCAATTAATCTCATTATTAAGAGGAG